TTAATATTTTCATTTTTTTTACTTTTTATATAATTAAACATTAATCTTAACTTATCTATATTGTAGATAATTATATATTTATACTTTAAATTATATATTTATACTTTAAATTATATATTTATACTTAAAATATAAATGAATATTTTTGAAGATTTGGCATATTTTAATATATCTAACCTTTTATTTGGGGTGATTTTAATAGTGATTTTACATTTTATATGGTCTAGTCGTACACAGAGGAAATTAGGGGCAATTGGTGCTATTATATTTGTTGCTGTTTATTACTTCTGTTTCACATATGTTGAAAATAAATTCTATAGCAAAATTAAATAAAATAATATACTTTATATATAGTAGATATATAGTATATACAAGGCGCATAAACGATGCGTAGATTAACACGAACACGAACACGACGACGACTAAAAAAAAGAGGTAAACATAGTAGAAATAATAAATATAGAAAAACACGGCGTGGAAAATATATTAAAAAGAGGTGCGGTATAACACGGCGGAGAAGAGTATTAAGAGGGGGGGTATTTTTAAACTCTAAACATCGAAAATATATTAATGATTTTTTTGATTCATTGCACGATGACAGTAATAATGATATAAATGGAAATGGCGAACCTAGTTATTATTCGAGTTATGATAGAGCGTTATTTTGTTTGAATGACTTATTTACAAGTTTACAGCGCGACTTCATTACAATGTTAGGAGAAGAATATTTTAAAAAAAAATATAATAGCACATTTTATAATGATGAATGTTTTGCAAGACTACGACTAATTAAATGGTTATCATATATTTATGATAAGGTTTCAACTGGGACTAGTATAATTCGAGATAAAGAATTTCTACACTTTACTGTTGGTAACCGCTCGGTAATACCAGTAATATTAGCACTATTATGTAGCGCCGACACACAATGTTTAAATACTACCAATTATGTTGCAAGAACTGTTGGTGCAGAAGGGCACAAATTGATTATCGAATTGTATACAAATATAAAGAAATTAGTATCCAGTAAATATCTTACTAAAAACGCACGTCGATATATAAAAGACTATATATTACCTAGAATTGATGATACGGGAAATGGGTTAGCATTAAACTCTACCGTATTATGTTTAATAATTAAAGAACTGCTAGGTATAGAAGAAAAAGAAGAAGCAGTAAAAACAGAAGAAGCAGAAGCAGAGATACAATGAGTTATATAGTAGGGTCCTCTAATATGGAATCAACATAAATGGAAGAAGTATACTAATATATTACAGTTTCTATAATTCTTATAAATAGTATTTAGTATTACTACTATTTATAAATATAAATTTATTTAAATACATATAATAAGTAAGGCGATGTCGCAACCACAACATTCTCCGCACCCAACAATAATAAATGCCCCACTGAATTTTAGAAGATCTGATACGCTTATTACAACAAAAGTACCTCATTATCCCCCCAAGGTAAATACAGGAACACTCATTATTCCAGGATGGACGCGCCCCAATGCAAATGGTATGAATGCGAATATAAATCAGGCCGATTTTAATGGCCCCGATTTCAAAGCACGGCCATTAAAGCATTGGCGGCGGCAATTGCGTGTTTATAATGATAACGGTAAGGGTCCATCAAATAATTCACGAACAGCGCGTATCGCAGATTTAGATCGTCCCGGATTAACCGTGTATCACCACGACCCCGATTGCGCCTGTGTAGACAACGAAGGCGGCAATTCCTATATTATAGCAAATAATAAATTCAGTTATGAAACAAAAGGGAATCAATATTCGGAGCCGCGCAGTGATTCCACGATCCAAAATAATGGGTTTAATCGTGTGCCTTCTAATGCTACTTCTACCGAAGTTGCAAACCCTTTAACACCAGTATATGAAGTATTAACCGGTCTATATAATACCAACTGTATTAATTGCTCCCCACAGCATAACGTAATTAAAAGCGCAATAGCATATAATAGTCAAGCGTATTATGCAGATAGTTTTGCAAAACAGCAATCGAGATGCCAAACGTATGAGCAAAATATTTCCACGAATCGCGCCGATACTTCTACATATTTTGGAGCGGATGGTGAACCGCTTTGGCCTACTAATTCGTCGCTAGGACCGCAAGTGATGGCGCCCGTAGAGTATACACCTATACGACTATATGATAAACCGTGTGTGTCGCAAACGATATATAAACCAAGTAATGTCGCCTTTGCAAAACAAGGGGCTGTATCGGGGGCGACACGCCTTAGAAAATTGGTGGCAGATACGGTGATGATAAACGGGAGTTCATTTTATAGCGCGGCAGGTGCGGCAGCGGCGAATCAAGGGCGTTATCAAGGAACAAATATGGCGGGGAATTATTATGTGAAGACCAAACCGATTGAGGTTAGTTGTGTAAATAATAAGTCAACAGCAGATAGATTGCGCAGAAATGGAGGTAAGACTGTTTGTTTTTAGAATGGATTTTAGCGGCGGATAATTAATTACTCCGGAGACCCACCGACCGGAGAATCTATTTGTCCAACGGGGCGTTCCGCTTGTCTACGATAATCTCCTTCCCTACATTTTTCACTATTTTTCGCTCATATTTGTCGAAATTTTCTATAGGTTCACATATAGAACGCACCATTGTTAAGTATTCTATTTGTTTCTTTTCCGTTTCTATCCAGTCAGGATTATCGAATGCCCATTGTTGAAGTGCGGTTCGTTCCTTGTCTGCTATTTGTACAATCGTATTCTTTATTTTGTGATGATTATTGTCTTTTTGCCATTTGTCTTCGTCTTTAATATACATTATATCTCGCTTTATATCAGTACAATGAATTGGACGCTTATAGATGTCTAATTCTTTGAGACCTTTTATCATAACGTCGGTCACGCCACGTGATATACCATTTGTCTTTGAAAATAATAAATCCTCAAGCGTTATTTTCAGCGAGTCAATAAATTCCGACATATTGATAGCGTCTTTGCATTTCTCGTTTAGAAATAAATTCAGATTGAAATTGTTATTTGTATTATTAGTTGTGTTATTATTAGTATTATTATTAGTTGTATTACCTAACTTTGGTATTAAATTATTTATTTGCTCTTGCTGCCCTTTTATAATTTTCATCATTTCATCGTTATCTTTAATGAGCTTTAATAATAGGTCATCTTTTGTCATATTATTATAAGTATTAACTATTATGTTTTCATCTTCATTTTTATCTGTATCAGTTATCGTGTCGCTATTATCTTGACACACTTGAGGCAATGAAAGCATATTTATTTTTGGACAAGTCCGCTTATGCTTTGATAATCCGGGTCGATACTTGTATTCATTACCACATACACATCTAAAACTTGTCTGTCCTCCCGATGGAGTTTTGATGTTACTCTCGGTTACCATTTTATGCTTGATGGTCTCGATGTGTTTTTTATAGTTAGATTCCTTAGAGCATTTAAAGTCACACATTTCGCATACAAAAATGTGGCATTTTTTGGCATTTTTTTCTAAAATGATAAGATTCTGTATTTTTGTATTATTGTGTTTCTTTGTATTATTGTGTTTCTTTGTATTATTGTGTTTTTCTAATAAGGCTGCTGTATTACAGTATATATTACACTTTTCGCAATAAAATATTTTTTTCTCTTTAGAACCCACAACATTAATAGTATTTTTTTTTGGTTTTGCTAAAGGTAATGGCTCAATACTATTAAGCGTTGCTTTAAGTAAAATAAAATATTCTTGCTCCTTCCGTCTTGCCTCATAATGATTTTTACAATTAAAAAAATGTATTATTTCCATATTCCAATTATCCCATCCGCCATTATTTCTTATCGTGTCATATACCTTACAATTATAGTTATGTGACTTATTATTTATACATCCTTGTTTATGAGAGTGTTTTCGTTGAACAAAGTTTGTTGTATGCCCTACATACACATCAGTAATATTCGGTTCCTTACAAGATATTTTATAAATAATTGTATTTGAGTAGTCGATTTCTGTCTTTGGCATAATCTTATAAATATCTTATAACTATCTTATAACTATCTTATTTATATATATGATAACTAAAAAATTACTAAATCCTTTTCCTTAAATATATATAAAAGATTGAAAAAATTATGGTAACAAAAAAATCAATCTAAAAATGAGATTTAGAGCATTATACTCTGAGTGATGAATGCATCGTTTTTTTCAAATCTAAAACTTTTTTTTGGAAAAAGGACATTTATAAATGTCCTTTTTTGAAAAATCCAAAATACTTTTGAAAAATTAATACATCATCATTCTTCCAATTGTTATGCGCCGTTCTGCTCCATTTCACCGAATTATATATTTATAATACTAATACGTTACAATATAAAAAAAAAAGGATTGCGATATATTACCGTACATTACTATAACTTATATATAATTAAAGATATGGATAAAGATAAGGATAAAGATAATTTAGAGAAGAAGGATGAACCATTAACAAACAAACCCGCCGACAAACCGGTCACCAGCCACACTAGCCACACAAGTTATAAAAACGAGAAGAATCTCAAAATGATGGAAGATAATATTATTCGACGTACGTGTCACTATTTATATGACAAATTAAACCTGAAAGAAGTCCAAGAAAGCACAATGTATCGCCATATTCACGACACCTTTATTTTTCTTATTTGTGTAATAGTCCTTTTCAGTAATAAATTATCACATTTGGCGGTAATATTTATGATTGTATCAATGGATGCTTTCTCCATTGTTGTACTGCATAGATGCCCACTTACGGACTTGGAACGTAAATATATTAAACGTTCGTCGTGTGATGATCGCGATGAGTTACTGAATTCGATTGGTGTGTCGTACGACTGCGACCACGAATATGAAAAACAGATTGAGTTACTTATTAATGTATGGTTAATGGTAGCTGGCAAATGTATGTGTATTATCGCATTAAAAATGCTGAATATTAAGATTTTTAATTTCAATAATATATATTCCGATTAAATATATAAATTAAGTTGTTTAATATATAGATTAAAAGCTATATATTAAGTAAATGAATATTTATGATTATATAAAAAATATATATGCGAAAGGTAAGATTTTTGCAAAATCGGTGGAAATAAAAGCGATAGATGATTTCAATAAATTAATCAATATGTTTTTTCAGCCCAACTTATCAAAAAATATAACCGCGACTAATAATATTCAAAAGAATATCATATCTTGGCTTCTAATCGGTGTGACGATATCTATCATTTCGTACCCAAATATACTTTTAGGTATTGCCACGTTCTTCTTCTTTATGTTTATTGCTTATTTTTACCACGTTGTAACACACGTTCATAAGAATATATTTTCTATTGTTCATCATTATCACCACGAAAATGATAATCTTTTCTCTCATTTCATTCAAGTAGTTCTCGAATTATCTATACCGTATCCATTTGTGATGTTTAGTTATTTTTGCAATATCAGTATTTTCAATCCTTGGATAATATTGTATTTTATGTTATTTTATTGTTCGGTTCACAATATTAACTATTCTATATTTAAAGTCAATAATGTCCACAGGTTACATCATAAAGAAGTAAATGTGAATTTCGGTCCAGATATATGCGATGTGTTATTTGGAACAAAGCATAATAGCGAAGATTGTGTAGAGAATACAAACCATTATATACCGAACATATTAATTATAACAGGTATCGTGATGATATTGAAGTATCTATGTAATACGGAATGGGTAAAGGATGCATTAGTACTGGGTGTAATAAATATATTATCACTCGGTATTATATTGCTGTTTTTTTCATCTATTATTTTATGGTATTTAGAGTGTAAGAAATATAATAATGTCATAGAAAACCGATTATGTAAGGTCACAAAGATTCCAGTAAAAGATGATCGCGAAATGACGCCCAGAGTGAGTGTATCCTTGTCGACACGCACACCGGTTGAACAAAAAGAATAATGATGACGTTATTATTTAATGGATTTATGTGGATTTATTCGGATTTATGTGGATTTATTCGGATTTAACTTGAATTATCTCATTTATATAATCTAATTAATATATAATATAGTATAGTAATTAGATTTACAAAATATGAGTAAAAATAATGTTTCAGGAATAGATACTGATTTAGATAAACGATTAAAAGAAACCGAGAGCTGTTATAATTTCGAAAAACTAAACTACAAAGCAGGATTGTTGGATGAAACAGTCGATGTCACGTATATTATTCATTTAGAAGGGAACGGGAGATATGAGAATATATTAAAACAGCTTGAAGAATATAAGCCTACCCAAACAGTATATATCCTACTAAATAAGGGGTTTAAGTGCTCCAAAAAAGGTATAAAAACGCCGTCTGCTGATCTGACTGACTGTTATTTACAGATTTTCAAACACGCAAAAAGACAGAACTTGAATAATATTCTGATTCTCGAAGACGATTTTATATTCAATGATAAAATAAAGGACCCCGATCACATTAAAAATGTAAATGATTTTCTGACAAGCAAAGAGGGCGATAATTTTATTTATATACTGGGCGCGCTTCCGTGGTTTTTAATTCCATATAACGCTTACAATTATAGACCTTTATGTTTAACGGGTACACACAGTATCATATATAGCAAAGCTCATCGCGATGATTACTTATTAAATTATCCTAGTCGTCAAGTGGTTACAGATTGGGATGTTAATTATAATATTAATTTTACTCCTAGATTTATTTATTACACGCCATTATGCTATCAGTTATTCACAGATACCGAGAATTCGAGGGATTCAAAATTTTCCAATAAGTATGTTGCATTTGCTTCAGATATTGTAAGATTTTTCAACTATAACATAATATATCGGATTTTAGGCTTGGATAAAAATCCGGAACCGGGGTTTTCAATCTTATACTTTTTTGCCAAACTTATTTTTTATCTTGTGGTGCTCGCATTACTATATACACCATTTATACTATATTATGTTTATAATAACTTTGACACGATTAAGGATTATGCAATAAACGTTATTCAAGAAATTAGGAGCCGTACCTAAAATACGATATTTTCATCAATCCATTTTTTGATTCGGTTATTCGTGGGTTCAAGAATTTTGTTTAATCCGTCCATATAACTGTTACACATTTGTTCATTATTTTTTATAAGTATTAGTGCATTATACATAATATTATACAACTCTTGCGTATATATATCGGTTATACGTATAAATACATCATCAATGTTTCTTACATCTTGCGAATTATCATTTTTATGCATTACAGATGATAATTCTTTCATACGTACGTCTTCCGAGGGACTATTGGTACTGGGACTATCGCCCTCGTTGGGGGAAGTATCTCGGTCATCATCGTCGCGCAGAAGTTGGTGCTGATGTTGTTTCTTTTTATTGTCTTTTTTTAGGAACGATGTCGATGTTGGTGGTGGCCCCGATGCCCCAGATGCGGACGCCCCCGAATTGCGTGAAACAGTAGATGCGGGAGAAATTACTAAATTGTCTATTTCGAAATGATCAATTCGTTTGGTACTATTACCTTGTGCCGAAGATTCATTGCCACCGTCAAGTATATTTTTATACATTTGGAGAGTATGTAATATATGTATTTTTTCAGTCTGGCTATATGTTCTTATTAAATTGGCGATACCATTTTTGGCCAATTCTATGAGGAGGGTATACAATTTTTTATTTGTCGAATTTGCCTTTTCGTTTTTATTTGCCGCCCCATCGTTAAGGAAGAAGTAGAATTTTTTAAACCGGTAAAATATATTAAATAAATAAAACAAATCTTCTTGGGTGTCATTATTATACCAGCGTATAACAGGTTGCGAATAATTGGGGTGTTGTATTTGTAGTATATTATTATGAATCGTTAATTTTGTTCCTATAGGTGTGAAAGAAAGATATCCTATTTGTAGTATCGCTTGTAGAGGTTCCAATATTGTTTCAAATCTTTCCTTTTTCTTTTTATGTTTTACAGCACTATAAAGCATATTTATGGTTGACTGCATCTTCGGTATATGTTATAGTCTTTGCGAAAACTATTACGAATATTATTTACTAACTATAAAATACTAGTTATATTTAAATATTTTTTTGTAAATATACGTAAATATAAATATACGTAAATATAAATATACGTAAATATAAATATATTTAAAATGGAAAGCATTACTACAACACTTTATGATAAAGATAACGAAACGCCTAAAAAAAATGTAAATGGAATAATACTAATACTTTCGTGTCAAAAACATAAAGATGCAAGATTGAAGGAATTTTCTTTACATAAGACGAGTTATGGTAATTGGGAAGTTATATATGTAATCGGGAATTTATTAATGGAAGAAGATTATATATTGGAAGGGAATATGTTGCATATAAAATGCGAGGATTCATATATACATTTATTAAAGAAATTGGTTCTTTCTATTAAATATTTGCGCGAATTGTTTTCCATAAAGGAAGGAATATTAAGATGTGGCGATGACTTGATTTTTAATGAACAAAACCTGCTTACATTTTTAGACAAAAGAACAAAGAAGTATGATTATTATGGGCAATCGCATAATGGCAAAGACTACAGATGTTCAATATATACAAAAAATGAAATGAGAAAAATCAAACGAGACCTTTTTATGACGAATTACTATAAGGTGCATCCCGAGGATTTTTTAAATCCGCATCATAATTTGAAAAATGTTAATATATCACTATACTCGATGCGTCCTGATATATATGGTGCCGGAGGTGTAATTTATTATATCTCGAATAAAGCTTGCGAAACTTTAATTCGACATATGGAAAATATAAATTACAATATTTTACACTATGATAGATTTACTAAGAGTTACCCGTATACAATAGAAGATTGTGCCGTTTCTTTTATAATGTATTTTAATGGCATTGATTTTATACACAATTGGTGCTTTTATGATACACCACATAGAGAGACGATTGCGAGGCATACAAATAAGTACAAATAAATACAAATAAGTGTATTGCTCATCATTAGTTGTGGGCTAGCTGCATCCCCCACCACATCTTCTGTATATATTCTTCACCATTTGCGCTCTCTGCATTCATCACTACGCTGTTACTCTCTGCAGTGACATTCTCCACGACATCAACTTCTATATTTTGAGTAGGGTCGGTGATTACGGGAACATATTCTACCAGTTCCGCTGTTTCAATCGTTCCAACCTTATTCACAATATTATCCACAATATTATTTCCATCTCCTTCCACATAAATAGAATCGTTCATATCGGCTGTAGCTATATGTGCAATATTGTTTGTAGTATTTGTAGTATTTGTCATATTTGTCATATGTATTGTAGTATTTGTATACGTCGCATTTTTTTTCTTCAGAAATGAGTTATGACTTCTCGATGTAGAAACCGGCGTTCCATCTTCGTAAACATTTGATAAAAATATGTTATTTGAAAAGGACAATTTTATACTTGATATATCGTGTTTCTCGCACCAACTAATACATTTTTGTATATTATTTTTTTTCATTGATTCGATTTTATCGTGGTTATTGCGATTCGTAATAACATTTAATGTAGTAATTATATTTTCCAACTGCCGCTGTCCTAATATAGCATTTATTTCCTCTATCTTATTTAAAAAATAATAATCGTGTTCTATATTCAATATAGATACCACGGGTTTTGTTTCATTTAATTTTGAGAATTCTTCCACAAATGCGTCAGATAATTTTAAAGACGAATCAAGTAAGAAATTTTTACATATTATGTACTTTTCAGAATTCGCCAATCTGCTTGTATACGGCTTCGTTATATATACTTCCGAGTATATGGAAGACAATAAATATAAAATGTCCACAGTTAACTTAGAAAAAATATCAAATATTTTTAAAATAAAGTGTCCTCCCTTTTTCTGCATCGTAATGGCATATATAACTTCGGAAATTATTAATTTACTTACTAATTGCTCTTGTTTATTGAAATCAATAGACACATCGATGCCCCCATCGGCGGTAATAATATCCATCGAATTCAAATATCTGTCTTTACAATATTTATAATTCTCTAAATTCAAAAGGTCGCCCGTACCATCTTCGCCCCTGATTATTTTCACGTTTGGATTATTATCTAAGAATGTATTGCTCTTTTTCCACCCCGGACATCCCGGATCATCGTTTATAAGCGTCATACCATAGTATATATCATCTGGGTTTTTCCTTATATGAGATGTAGCTTCGATAAATCCACCCGGACCTTCAGCCAGATGAAACGTGCTTATACTTGGCAATAGATTATTGCTCCTGATTTCGTCAAACTTGAATAATTTCCATAATTCTATCATTTTATAAAAAGAACGGGATAACGGTTTTAATTTACTGATAGAGTTTTTATTACCCGGAATTATGGTGTGAATAAATTCATACGGATTTGTAAATTTTTTAATACTATCCCAAGCATCGGCGGATAATTCGATTTGTTTTTTAAATTTTGATAAAAAATCAAACAATGAATGTGATATATATGAATTTTTATGATATGGGGTTATCGCGACATCTTCATTAGATGATTCAAATGAAAAAGAAATATTTTTATGGATTTTAAAATTTATACCTGATGTTAAAATATAGTAGGACATTGATATTTTGTTATATGTATGTAATAAATAATATTTAGATTGTTTGCGTGATATTATTTATTGATTATACCGACCGATTCGAAATATTATATTAATAATATATTTTTCGGGAATACTTACTATTTATCTTTACTATCGCTATCCTTTTTAGATTTACTTTTTCCTTTTAATATAACGGATGACCCCTGTTCTTCTGGCAAAGATAATTTGGCAAACATTGCATCTTCGGCACTAATTTTCCCTAGTTTCGACGCCGATGCCTTTGTCCCCGCTTTTGATTTCTCCAGTATCGATTGTAACGATGGCGACGAAGATACCGACGAAGATAACGACGAAGATAACGACGATTTAGAACCAGATTTGGCAGCAACAGGCTGAAGTACCGCCGATTTCTTAACGACCAAAGGAGATGAAGATGCGGATTCTCCCATCGAAAACAGATTTGTTCCTTTTACCGATTTCTTTTTAGATGATTCGGCGGGCGGAACAACAGATTTAAATAATTGCGAAACAACGGTATTTGACGCCTCAGGAAGACCTTCAGATTCGAGCGCCCGAAGTTGAGCCGCAGCACTTGGTCTATACTTAAGTGAAGATGCATCGCCCTCACCCATAGACGCGGCAAATTTCAGCGCCGTCATTTGTGCGGCTTTGGTATCTCTGCGATTCATTTTTTCTTCGAATACGTGAACTCCCGTAACGCTTCTATATACATCTTCAACATCTACACTCGATATTTTCTTGAATATAAAGTACCGATTATAGAACGATATTTGTTTCTCTTTCGCATTCATATATGGTGCAGAACCGTACCTATTTCTCAAAGACTGATCTTGCTGTATATCTGCCTCCATTCTTGAATACAGTTCGCTAAACATTCCTGTGCCATTTGGCAACCCCATTTTATTCGCTTCCTCGCGCTTAATTAATTGAAAACCATAACTATCCATCAGCGTTGTAAAATATGTGAAGTTTACTAGAAATTCCTTTATTGTTTTGTTGATAGAATCTTGATACACATTTATAGCGTAACCGACTGAACTAATATCGTCATCAAATGTAGTTTGCGAGTAATCCTTGGTAACCTCCCATATTTTTGTCGTGTCTATATTGAGCGCAATCGAATTTCCTCGCGGTGTCGAACGCAGGGCATTAAACATCGACACTCCATCATAACACGCGCCTATAAAATACCCATCTACCTTTGTACATTGACTTAAATTTTTTATAAAGTTATTTAATTTTTCAATGTTTTCGAAGAAGTAGTGTAAGGCGAACTGGCACGAAGATATATTAAATCCATCGCTTGCTTTCCCATATTGGCGATAAACGCCTTTCCCTAATACGCCCTCATCTTTTGGACCCTCATTGAATAGGGCGCGAACAATCTGCTTTCCCTTTTCCGTGAAAACGGCATCTCCCGATTTTATATTCGCGCTACTATCGCCATTTACGAACAATGCATAAGGCATAGACCGAAACTTTTTGCGATAATTCAGAAATCGAGCACACGCCCCATCTATACGATTTTCGATATTGTCCTTTGACAAGTCTACGCCGAATACGAAAGACAATTGCGCCTCAATCCATTTCGGAAAATCGCCCGCTTTACCTACAGCATAGTCGATAAGCGTATTCCCCTTGGTCGCCGTTTTGGTAATCAACATTTTTTTTACATATAAGTTATGGAAATCGCGCATCGCTCGTGTTTGACTATCACCACTGCTGCGGTTATAATACACATCATCATCTGCTAATTCGTCAGGTATATCGCGCCCAGTTGTTATCATTTCCTCACTAATCGGGTTATGAATAGAATACCAATTATTATTCGCCACGTGATAGGCGTTTCCGTAATTTTTGACACCCCTCTTATATTCTGCCGTCTTGTCGTATCTCACACGCTCGGCAATCCAGCGCCAATGGTTAGGTTTTGTAGCATCATAACTAAATTCGACAATTGTTTCGTCGTCGAATATTTCTTCATTTTTAGTAAACATTTGAAGAACGCCATTTTCGTCTTCTCGTAGAGGGATATTGCATATGCACGCCTCGGGATCATATGGGTTGGTGGGATAAAATGGCACAGGTTTATATCCGTCTTCGAGGTCGACATCTCCTGCGCGGGGTATATTGTCCTCTATGATGGCAGCGCAAGGATTCATATATCCGTGTTTTCGCTCGTCGTATCCTACACGCAAAATAATAGTTTTATATTGTTGTAGCTGGTCGCTTTTCATTGTATCTATCCCGCTTTCGAAAATATTGCCGACAAATTCTTTCAGGCCTTTATCCTTCTTGGTTGTAATTAGGAAATCAATTGTATTTTGATTGAGCGGTTTCCATTTAAATGACATATCCCACGTTGTTTTGTGCAAGGGGCCGGCTACGCCGACTTTATTGCTTCCGACTCCTGTATGAATGGGTGTATAAATGAGCCCATCGACGTTATACTCGAATATGCCGGATTTTTGACCGCGGATGATTTGGCTACTGCAAGCGAATATATCTTTTTCGGGCGTAGCTACTTCGAATTTTTTGGAAGTGATTCTAATAGGTACAATTTCCCCGTTTATCACGGATTGCGCATTCATATATCGCATCGTCTGTTTTAATAATTCAATACGCGATTCCTGATTTCCCTTTCTTACGCCGCGCAATGATTCACCAGCTTCTAACTCACTCTTGCGCTCCTGTTCGCGCCTACTTGCTGATGCACGCATTCTGCGACGCTCTTCTGCTTCATCGGGTTCTTCTTCGAGTTCTTCCCGTAGTCGCGCCACGTCTTGTTCCTCTACCAATAAGTTTATGAAAGTATTATGGCGTATGTCGCTACCATTTAAGAAGTAAATATCGAACGCGGCAAATAAGTTTATGTAGTCGCCTCTTTTGTTATGTATAATATGCTCACCATCAATAAGAGTATTGTATATTTTTTCTTCTCTAGATACCGCGCCAGTAAATTCAAATTCCATATTTGTATTAATTAAATATATGCGGCCATTGGGTGCGATATATAACATTTTCCTCAATCCGTCTGCTTTGTCGGTTACACTATAGTGATTTCTTATATTAGGTGTTGTACAGTCTTCGTTTATAGGTGCAATATTTAATAACTGAAGAGTATAGGATGAAGGTCCGATGAAATGATTGGGGGCGAGCTTGATTGTTAGACCGGATGCAAGCATTTCTTCTATATCGGCTTGTCGGGCTTTTGAACCGGAGCTTGACGATTTTGATGTGGCCGCCGCCGCCGCCATCCTTTTTGCTTTTTCTTCGGGGTATAATAAATAATAATACTGCTGTTTTATTTTAAACAACTCTTCATATGATACAGGGAAATTTGTCCCCTGTAATCCCGCCAATACGAGTTTAATTCCGGTTCGTAAGTAATCGGCTAAAATAATGCCACTCTTAACTCTTGTTCCGGCACCTACTTTGGAATTATCTACCTCGATTTCTATCTCATATTTAGGCTCGCATTCGGATACTTTTGCTGATTTGAAGGAATACTCGAGAATGGGGTGACCGTCTTTGCGATGCGACTCTTTTACTACGGATAGATCGACGTGGAATGGATAGTCATCGTGAACAAGAGTCGTGCGGTTAATGTGGCGAAATATTTTTTTGTCGTTTTCCCAAGTTGAGATGATAGCTTGTGCCACGTCGGATGTCTGCGGGATAAGACTTTCCTTCTGATAACTGAGACGAAAATTGAAGTCGTCGAAGTCTACGGGAGGAATAATTTCAGAACCCTCTTTTGCTTTTGTTTTTTTGATAAATCTGAAATTGACAGCGTCGATTTTGTCTGTTCTACAGTATGTTTGAATACTATTTAGGCCATATATTTCGGCACGTATATAAGATAGCTTTCTTTTGCCGGTCGAGATATCGGTGAATTCGGATTGTATTTTAAGACAATATTCCTGTGATTTGATTATTTTGAATCCGGATGAAATAAGTTTTTTAATGACATTATCGAAATCGTCTTTGGTTATTTGCTTGATGCCCTTGGTTCCGAATTTAACCTCTAATTCAGATAGACCGTCTTGTTTATTTAATACGTTGTCTAAATATTTTTGCGTCATTATATTGAACATATCTTTACTGGATGAAGATGTGGATGCACTTGTAGATTGTTTAGAACGCGATACCGACATATTTGTTATGTGTTATTTTGGATACCGTTGTATATATAATTCAACATATTATTTTATATTGTAATCAATTTTATAATACAAAATAAAATAATACAAAATAAAATTAAACAATATAAATAATAAAATAATAAAATACTTTCAACGTGCAACACGCAACACTCAATATTCAATACTCAACACCCAAATACACTCTTTTCTAATTATAATTTTTGTAATACACTAGAATAAAGGTCGGCTTTTGTTTTCTTCTTATTTGATTCATTTGTAATAGATATATCTAATTTATTACATATATTAACTAATTCTGCCATAGAATAAGAGGTGATAGCGCGAAGAGGTTTATCAAGCGTTTCTAATTTCCAATGGCTTTCTTTAATTTTTTCTATATATTCGCAAACGTGTGGTGCAGTGCCCGATTTGTCAGATGATATACTAGCTCGTGCATCCAGAAACAACCCAACAGAATAATTATTTGTTTCGGCATTATATCGAATAATACCGGCGGGTTTTTCGGTGTTTATCGTCATATCATAGTATGTATTTTTGTGAATATAAAAGATATTTATTCCATAGAATAGAGATAAAGCGTGTAATATTTTGGGAGTAATATCGCCCATTACCCCTGATTCCAAGCATTTTTTCGATATTTTGTTATCTTTTAATATTTGCTTATTATCGCCCCTTTTTACTTTTTCGACTGTCTGAACTTTAAACTCCTTTTCGGCTGTAAAATAATTTGTTTCATATTCATATGAATTGTATCCTTTACATAAAATATAGAAACACCAAAAAAGAGAGTCAGATTGTTTGGGAGTGAAATACTCGTGACAGGTATCATTTACGGTGTGTTGTGAAGAAGTTAAGATTTTATTTGTCGGTTCTTCAGTGTCACCACCTCCACCTCCACCTCCACCACCTCCACCTCCACCACCTCCTCCTATGGCTTCACACGATAGTGCCATATGTCGGCAATTCTTCAGAAATGTATCTGATAACATTATACTTTTTAGTGCCTTAATTTTCTCTTCCATTTCTGTTATTGCGGATGCATACATATTGTATTGTTCAGTCATATTTATGAATTGTTTTTTAACGACGGAATTTAAAGACGAAGCAACAGAATTGTTGCCATTTATATCTTTTGTTTTTTTGAGCGTTGACAAATTATCGCTTGAAGTTGTAGACAACATTTTAGTTATATATTGTTTATTGTGCGTGTATAAAATAAAATCTGGCTCTTTATTTTATACCTGTATATGTCTTTATTATGATTTTAATATTGTTATTTTGGATACAGTCATCGTCATCGCTGATCATCATCGCTGATCCTCACACACCATCACATTAAATGTGTTATGAAAAAAACGAACTTGCTATTTTTTGTTTTTGTTCTTCTAGCTCATTTAGTTGCTCTTCTTGCTTATTTACATATATCAAATATTTATATACTTTATCGAGAATCGATGAATCAACATATGTTAGATTAATAAATACTCCATTTTTATTTTCATTAACAGGGATATTATTTTCATAAAAAATACTTAATATTTTTGTCTGATGGAATAAACTAATTGATTCTATTTTGTCCTTTAAGTTCTTTAATGAATTGACAAAGTATGTTTTATCCGACAATATTTTTTGTGTTGGTGATGTATTAGTCATTTATTATTAGTGATAGGTTGTGATTGTGGTTGTGATTGTAGATGTGTATATATAATAAGGTATTATGTTGCTATGTTATATTATATAACTTTCTTTCTATATATTTTAATTATAAATTTAATAATATTGCGTATTTTTAGCTTCTATTATCTTTTATTATTAGTCGGCAGTAGAAACATCAACGTTTTCCACGTTTTCCACATTTACCGATACCTGTGATTTAAGTAGACCGTCATTTTTTTTGGTTTTTTTGGGTTCCTTCGGCGCTTTGGGTTCCTTCGGTGCTTTGGGTTCCTTCGGCGTCTTGGGCGCCTTTGGCGCTTTGGGTTCCTTCGGTGCTTTCGGCGTCTTGGGTGCCTTGGAAGCAGCGATAGCAACGGTTTGCTGTGTTGCAGGTGTTGCAGGTGTATTCGATATTGTCGCAGCTCCACCAATGACGATAGAAGGCAGTTTAGATTTTTGCAAAGGCGGATGCGATAAACATTCTTTTTTAGGTACAACAAGGTCACCAATAATTTGTATATTTTTGTCATTTATCTCGAAGCGTTTTCCAATAATTCTGACCTTGATTGCATCGCCTTCTTTTATCGAATTGTAATACGCATTCGGATTATTTACATTATAATCGCGAGCTATATATACAACAACGGGCAAGTGAACATCTGCGGATAATGCACGAATACCAGCCTGCGTGATGTTTTTTGCAAAACAACTAATAACAGTTTGTTCGACGGGATTGCAGATTAGACATTCGATTACTAAATTAAATTGCACATTTCTTCCGATGATTTTGCCACATTTGAAATCAAGAATTCGAACCGACTCAGGTTTGATAAATCCATCAGAAATACAACGTCCTTCGATACAGTTTATAAGAGTCGTATGAAGAAGTGCCAAAATATTACTTCTACTTGAAGCGTGCATATTGATTAAAATAAACGGTAGTAGAATATCATATGTAATTTCTCTTAACTTATATAGAGGTTCACATCCTTCCGTATCTATTTTCATTGTACTTAGCTTTTCCGATATTTCTTTTGCAGTTGATAATAGATATTTTTTTTGTTCGCTCTCGTTGTCACTGTCGCTGTTATCTGAACAAATACTTGACGAATCGTCGCCTGAATCAGTGCCGTTATTGAACGACTCATCACCATTGGGACCTATATAAGAATATGTATAACTATTTGTTACCGGATCTTTTACTATTCTTATAGAATGAGATATAGTTATATTTTCACTTTCTATGGGTATAGAGACAGAAGCAATTGCTTGTACGGGTGCGTGTGCAGGCGCAGGTGCAGGCGCAGGGGCCGTCATAGTCGCAGGCGCTGTTGCTTCCGCGGTTTGTTTTTTAACACGCGTAACCTTACGCTTAGGTTCTGTAACAGGAACAGCAGCTGCAGGCTTAGCTGCGATGGTTTGTGATGTATTGGACATTTCGGGTGTTTGTGCGATAATGATGGTTAATTTAATATAGTATATTATCTTTATAATAGTTTCAATTTTATTTTATTGTAAATGAACCCAATAAAATAAAATAAAATAAATAGAATATAATAAAAATTTGATACTACTATTTGATACTACTATTTGATACTACTATTTATAATATTAAATGCATAAGATATGTATATGTCTTGCTATCTCTCACAATTAAATAATATTATTACTATGATTTTATATTTTATTACTCTTCGCCTTCTTCGGTGGCGGGCTCGCCACCTTCACCCTCCTCTACCTCTGCGGTCGCCGCCTCTTCGGCCTCACCCTCTTCAGCCTGACCCTCTTCGGCCTCACCCTCTGCACCTTCGGCGGGTTTTTCAGATAAAGATTCTGATAGACCGGTTTCTTCTAAAATAGTAGATAATATACCGGCACCCACCCCCATACCAACGTCTTTTTCTTTTTCTTTCTGCGACATTTCTATTTCTCTTCTCAAAGAGTTTCTAGGTTCACGTTGATGTTCTACCTCAAGCTCTCCTAAAACAGATACAAATGCATCATTTAATTCGAATCTTTGACCTATTACACGTATCATAATTACGTCCCCTTCTTTTAGTTCCGAGAAATATGGAATATTGTAATGGTGATCTCTGGCGATAAAAATGTTTACTGGCGAATATTCGTTCTCATCCACTAAGGCGAGTATACCGGCGTTTGTTATATTTTTAACAGTACAAGATATGCGCATACCTTGAGACGGGTTGCATACTAAACACTCAAATACAACCGTAAATATTGCTATATTTCCTGTAATTATTCCACACGAGTACGTTATTACGTTACAAGAGCGTTGTTTGACATAGCCTTCCATTGAACATTTTCCCTCAATATTACTACGTAATATATTTTCGAGGGTACTTTTTATATTTGAGCCTACACATTTTACAGGAACCGATAACCTTTTTGTTGAAATATTTTTAACATATAAAGATAATTTACCCGGTCGAACTTTTTGCTTCGATGATGATGATGATGATGAATAACCTGCCAAAGAAGATGTAGGTCTAGATGACGTTGACGTAGGCTTGGAAAAAAGATTGGGTCGATTTCTATCAGTAACATTTCCGCTACCGCTACTTAATCCAGCCCTTACACTATTGCGTAAATTACCGACACCTGCATTTACACTATCTCGTAAATTACCGACACCTGCATTTACACTATTGCGTAAATTACCGACACCTGCATTTACACTATCTCGTAAATTACCGACACCGTCTGTTATACTCTTGCTAATGGCATCAATGCCACCACTTTCACTAATTTCGCTGATACCTTTTTTTAATTTGTCTAATGATAACATATAATATATTATGTTATATATTATATGTAAATAAATCATATTTTTGCTTTAAACTATAATAATTATAATACAATCCAAGAAAACGTATAATTTCTATGTCAATTTCTATGTCAATTTCTATAACAATTTCTATGCTATTTTGTTTAATATAACTTGTAATGGTGTTAAAAACCATATACGTTGTTTGTTATGAGTAGCATCAAAAAAACGTAAAAGAATTTCTTGAAAAATACACATTTCTACTTCATTCATATCTCTGTTATTACTAACGGAGAATGGTATTTCATTACCAGGTGCTTCTTCCATAGATTTTATTCTATTTATAAATAGCTGTTGTATTCTTTGCTCGTTTAATGTATAATCTAAAGTATTTGATTCGCGGCGCTCTTTAAATTCTCTGGGTGTATAATTCATAACTTTTAGAAATCGAACAACAAGTTCATTTTTTCCTTTATCGAGAACTTCATTTAAAGCAACTTTGCGTATCCATTCGTCGGGTTGTGTTTTATATTTTTCTTTTAATTCCACATATATTTTTGTCAATAATTCTTGATATTCCTGTTTTAAATCATATCTTAAATAACCTTCTTTCTCGTTACTAGGTAACTCTTGGATATATTCCAATAATTGATCAGGGTCTAAAATATATGATAAATTATCTACTATATCTTGTTTAAGGGCTTGTTCGCATCTCGCAGCAATACTACTTTTCTCGTTATTTTTAGTTTTAAAAACAAGAGACGAATAATCATCGCCCTTTTTCTTATCTTTTTTTATACACGTGATAAACCCGATTCGTTTACTTAATGCTTCTTTCGGTAACATATTTTTTTCCGAAATAGATTTTGTAAAATAAGTAAAATCTGCTCTACCCCCTTGCACCCATTTATGTATATCATTATTTTTTATGTATATTTGTAATACACCTGTATTATTTATTAATAAAAATCCCTCCATCCTCTTTTCACCCATTAATGTGCGATCATCGTAATATTCTTTCATTAAACTATCAAATACTAATTCATTGTCGTATTTTGCGGGATTCGATTGTCTTTCTCTATTAAGCGTTCTATATGCAGGAGAAATTATATAATTTAAAATAGAAAGCGTATCTTCCATATTTAATTCTTCTAAAATATGCGCAATTAATATTTTTTTTAATGTCAAGTATGGAATAAAAAATAATTTATTTTTAATAACTTTATAACAGTTAAAATACCAGTTAAGATTGCCTCTTTTTAGATGATTATAAGTAAGAGCCTCTTTGAAATTTTTTATAGATCTTTTAAGCGCAGGTGGTTCTTTTGTTAAAGATTCAACCATTTCTCTTATGTAGTCTTCTTCATCCGATAATTCCCCCGCTTCCTCTGCTTCCTCCGCTTCCTCCGCTTCTTCCTCCGCTTCTTCCTCCGCTTCTTCCTCCGCTTCTTCCTCCGCTCTTTTAGATAACAATGATACGCGTTTTGACTCCATTGCAGGTTTTGGTCGAGCTATTGATTTCGGCTCATATTTCTTCTTGATATCTTTGAGAATATTTGCTTTTTTACTGGGTTTAAATAATATTTTATTTCTTTTAAAGTCGACAGGTCGCTGTCTATCGTATAACGGAATAATCGGATTATTTAACTCTAGGGGTTGAAAAAAGTAATAATCTCCCACATTGATGAGTCTTCCATATCTTCCATATTTATCTTTTATATATTCATTTTTATCTTCTAGTAGTTGAGTAAGCGCAATATTTATCGCTTCGATGGGATATTTTTTATTGTGATTTATGGCAGAAATAAGGTCACTTGATATATCTTCTAATAATTCGCTAGTAGCGGTTCGTTTATAAAAATATCTTTCTTGAAAAATATCGCGTATTCTTTGAATGATTTTGTCAGTATTCATTGTAAGTATAGTGTCTGTAAATAAGTCAGTTTTCGACCCTATTTGTTTTTTCGATATTTCCGGTTTACAACTGAATACACACTCCATATAATCACATATTGAAGATCCATTTTTATCTCCAAGTTTGTACTCTATTTCTAATTGTGAGCTAGTTTCTTTATCATACGATGAAAGAATTTGTTTTACAGGTCGGCTACCAAGTTGTTCATCAAAATTTTCTTCAGTAAAATTCGTTTGTTCTATATTTAATAGACAATCAATTGCTCCTTCTTTTAGGACGCGACTAACTTCGCCAATATATTTAGCCTTTCTCTCCGATAGACGATACATATATATGTCTGCTGCTTCTTGGTCGGGAGTATTGGTAGAAACAGACCCGTGAAGAAATATTTCCACATTTCGTTTTTCAAATTCGAGGTCCTTGTGACTACAGTTGCGAACGGCTCGTCCGATTGTTTGCTCTACTAGATTAATATTATACCACGGCTCTAATATATGCGTCTGGCGAATATTTTTAAAGTCGAGTCCCTCTGTTCCTGATTTTGATATGATAACTACTTTAACAAACCGCCCATCAAAATTCCCCTCATTTGCTGCCGCTTTTACGTCGCCAATATTGTCCGGCGATATGTTAACATCTCCCGATATGACTACATATTTTGCAGGGAAAAATGTTTCTCCGGCTTTCATCTCGGAACGTCGACGGGAGGTAACCGCATCTATAGCGTGTACACCGGCAGGCGGTCTATCAAATAAAGAATGCGCCTTTGTCCCGTAACGCGTTAATCCCATACTTTCTAAAGCAAGTGCCAGTGGTATCACACCTCCATCGATATAAAAACTATAAATAAGAACAATACCATCGGATTTGTATATATTATCACATATGCTTTTGATTTTTGAACTATAGTTGCCTATTAATTCTTTTGAAAAAATATGAGGAACATCGGGCTTATATCTGTAGCTCGATTTTGTTTCGTCATTATAATCCATAGTTCTTTGAAGACCGAATTTACCTACTAGCACTCTGATATCGTAAGATAATTCCGCACTGTTTGGGTCAAAATCGTCAGATGGATAAGTAATATTAAGCGCTTCCAGCGGGCGTTGTAAAAGTGCAATTCCGATTGAGTCATTTTTTTCGATATCACGCATTTCCCCCTTTTTTGACTGTTGCAGTTGACGAACGATGTAAGAATATACACCGTGTTGATATTCGGACAATTCGTTCAAATAAATTTTGTCTATCATACTATCGAGTTTTCTATTTTCAGGGATATTTCTTCCATTTATTTGTATGGTTGGTATGGGATATACCTCACCTTTAAATGTCCGCGCTACGTCAAATTCGCCCGGATATATCCTGAAAGGAAATGTATACGGGTTTTCTCCCCTAATATATGATATATATCCTGTCGAAAACCGCCGTAAATTGTCTCTGCCTAAATGAGTGATTTGTCCCGCTTCTCCTTGTTCGCTGCCTTCTCTTGCTTCCCTTGTTTCTACGAATATCCCATCTTCAGGGTTGTCGTTAAATACCTCGCGATAATCAATCTCGGCTCTCCCGTCATTTAAACGCATAATATTTATAAGCCATATAATTTCGCGATAACTATTATACATTGGTGTTCCGGATAATAGAAGCAGGCGCATTGATAAGAATGGCCCAAATTTTGCCAATTTATATAGTTGATTCGCTACGCTACGGTTTGCCGCATTATCGTCAGTATTTCGTATATTGTGAAACTCGTCAATGACAATGAGAGAATTGCCAAAAGTTATTTTCAATTTCTGTTTCATTATTTTTGTTCTATGCGCAGAATCGGTAACTGTATCATCAACGCTGGATGTTTTTTCGATTAGGCTACTAAATTGATCATATCCGAGGAATAAATAAGAGCGGCTTATTATTTTTTTGATTTCGCTAATTACCTTTTCTTCGCTCACCCCCTTCATATTCATTGGGTTTATTTCTTTCAAATATTTGTTACCAGTACAAGAGCGTATGTTCCATATACCGTCTATTAATTTTAATTTCCGTCTATCGAATAGTTGTAATCTGAAATTTTGCTGGACATTTGGGCTTGCTACTACAATTATTTTGCGCGAGGTTGATAGACCGATTTGCGAAAGATAGTCGCGCATTTCTTCACATATAGTTATAGCAGAACACGTTTTGCCTGTACCGAGGCCGTGATATAACAAGAGACTATTGTACGGTGTTTGAAACGATAGAAAATTGCGAACGAATAGTTGATGGGGCGATAATTCGAATTCTGCATTACACATTTTATTTGCGTGTTCTTTTATTTTCTCGAGTGAATTATAGATGGTTCCATCATATTGAGTATCGCCGAATTCTTTTTTCGATGCTATTTTTATGTTAAAGTTGGGGTCATCTAGAGTTGGATAAAGAAAATCGTATGCTTCGTGACCGCTTTCGGCACCGCGTTCAGGCGACGGGGATGGTGGCGAAGCGGCGGCGTCTACAGCAGCTTCTGATAATTCTTGTTTTTTTTTGTTGAATTCTTTAATAGATTCTAATTCTTTGTCGTCTTTTGTTTTTAGTGATTTATTTCTGATTTTCTCAGCTTTTTTCTTTTCTCCAAAAACGAATTCTTTAATAGGAGGCGATGGTGGTGGCGGCGGTGGTGATGGCGATGGTGATGGCGATGGCGATGGTGGAGCGCTTGGTAATGAGGGGTTGACATCAATCGAAGATTCTTTTACCATAGAAGGAGCAGCAGCGGCAGCAGCGGCAGCGGCGACAGGTGTTACGTCAGACGAAGAAGCAGATATATTTTGCGGCGTAGCAGATAAAGTATAAACAGTTGCATCAGCCTCCGAATCAGTATTGGTATCGGAACCACTGGCGGCAATACTCGTCTGTGTAGGAGGTTTTGCTGCAACCATTTTAAATGATTTACTAGAAGACGCGGTGGGAATAGAGGACATAGAGGACATAATAGAACTCGATTTTGCCGATATAGGCACTAAAGGCGATGCAGATATTTTAACACTACTTGCTTTTGATGCCGACGACGCTGTCGACTTTACCGACGGTGTACCCCGCGGCGTAGAACTGGGCGTGGGAACAGGTGTTGGCGTTTTACTTGGCGCGGTAGATTTTGAACTGGGAACAAACGGAATAGAAGGCACACTCGAAACATTAGAGGTTGACGTATCTATACTACTATAAGCAGGAGCAGCACTGGCACTGGCACTGGCACTTGTTCTGATAGACGGTGGACCGGATATATCGGAGAATGAAGATATACTTAAATTTACGGGCGTGGGTGTTTTTTTGACATCGGGCGAAGGAGATGGCGCAGGTGTTGCAGTATAAAGTTCGATCGGCGGTTCTTCTGGCGTTTGTATGCTTTCAAAAGGGGGTGGCGCCTCTACCATAGATTCTACATCTTTTGATGTTTTAAGTTTTAATGATTTTAAAGATGGTTTAGATGTTGAACCTAAAACAGACATTTAATAATAATAATAATAATAACGATAATGTTCTTATATAATGTTAATATAATCTATATTCTTGTAAAACTTTATTTATTTTTTCTATAATATTAATTTTTTCTAAATTATAAGGCCGTATGTATTTTAAACATTCATCGAAGCTCATCCATTTTATATTCTTTACTTCGGATTTTTGGTAATCTTGTATATCCAGTGTATTATTTGTCATACAGGCAAGATAATATTTATGCTTATAACTTTTTATATTGGAGCCAATAAATATTTCTTCATATGGTATAATATTTTCAATAAGTTTGAAATCGTTTGAAGAGTATCCGGTTTCTTCGGTAAATTCGCGAATACCACAGTCGATGTCTTTTTCTTGGTAATTTCTACGACCTTTAGGGAAACCCCATTCGGGTTCTATCCATTTTGTGGTAGAGGACGATATAAGGGATTCAATGTTATATTCGACATCTTTGATTTTGACACCTTTTTTTAAATATTCGAATTTTTCTTTGGATATTGTTTCTTCATTTCTATATTGCCCATTTGAGAAATCGCCCCATAGTAATTTCCACATATCTTCAAATTTCATAGTTAGCAGTTTATTTTTCTCTTCAGTTGTCATTTCGTTTATTAATGTTTGTAGATATTGCTGATTATATAGCGGATACTTTCCTCGAATAAATTCAACAAATCCAAAACTATCGTTTCGTTGAATTAGGAGATATTCGAAACACGAAAGCGAATGCGAATGCGAATGCGAATTGTTATACCGAAATGCGATTATTCCTATACTTGTGATGGGGTTTTTACAGTCGTTTAATATATGACCTATTTTCCCACAGTTATTGCAAAATGTGTTATATTGTATTTTTAGGGACTTTGAATTAGAATTCATAATTAAAATAATAATATATGTATTATTCGCCATCTTTTTATATTGTTTCAAATTAGTAATGGTATTAGATTCTAAAATATGGGGCCCACAATATTGGTTTGTTTTATTAACAATAGCGATATCTTATCCGATTCACCCAAATGATGTCACGAAGAAGAAGTATTATGAGTTGATTCAAAATTTTCCATTATTTATTCCTGATTCAAAAATAGGTAATAGATTCAGTGGTTTATTGGATAAGTATCCTGTTGCGCCTTATTTAGATAGTCGTGATTCCTTTATAAAGTGGGTTCATTTTATACATAATCGTGTAAATGTCTCATTGAAAAAAGACGAAATACCATTGTCGCAAGCATTAAAGGAATATTATAATCATTATAAGCCTAAAGCTTTACAAATATATGAAGAAAAGAAATATAGAAGAAAGCTGATATTTTTCGTTTCCGTTGTACTTGGTATCGGTGCAGCTTATTATTTGTATAAAAGGTGAAACAAAACAAACTATAATTATACTACTGAAAAAAACGTAAATATATTACTAAAATAAAATGTGATTATAATATAATATAACAATAGTATAGTTAAACGCGCAATAATAAAAAATAGAATGAAAAATACAAGTAAAAACAAAAACAAAGACAAAAACAAAGACAAAGACAAAAACAAAGACAAAAACAAAGACAAAAACAAAGACAAAAACAAATACAAAAACAAAAACAAACATAAAAATATAACCAAATATAATGTCACGCGTAAGAATATAAATATAAGTAAAAAATATAAATTGAATATTAGCGAAGGTGGTGCTGCGTTTATAAAAGGGGGGTATGGATGTATTTTTAGACCGGCTATTGGTTGTGTAGGTCAGAAGCCAAAATTAAATTACATTAGTAAGTTATTGAAAAATGAACACGCGAAGAGGGAATATGATTATATAACAAAAATAAATAGTCGTTTAAATAAATTACCAACGGAAGTTAAAAAGTACCTATTATTAGACAATATTGAATTATGCGAACCTAGTAAATTTGAGCGCGATGATTTGAAAAATATAGAAAGCACGTGTGGTGATATTCTGACACACGTGATCGATCCATCTACGAAACGGCATATAACTTCGGATAATATAAATAATAACCTAGATAAATTTAAGCTTATAAATATGCCAGAATTAGGTATATCGTTACACGATTTATTGGAAAGTACTAAAATGACTCCCAGTATTTTGATAGAATTTAATAATATTATTATTGAATATATTTTAAATGTAGTTCCATATCTAAGTAAGCACGGTGTTGTACACGGTGATATTAAGGCGTCGAATATATTATTTAGCAAAGATAATATTAAAATTCCGGTTTTAATCGACTGGGGATTATCTTATGTAGCAAACATCGATAAAAAGAGTATACCGGAAGATTTTTACAAGTTGAAAATTCAATGGCAGCACCCATTTTCAACATTTTTATTTTCGCGTGATACAATAACACAATATGTTTCATTTTTAAATAATTTAAAGCGCGAAAAAATAAAGATTACAAGAGATTCATTGAGGATGTTCGTTATTGCGATGTTTTCTAATTTTAAGAAAACGAATAACCGAGTATATAATATTTTAAAACATATATTTGCAAATACATACGAAGGCGATTTATTGAAATATGTGAAAGATAATACTCCATCCACTGGTACGACGATGTCGGAGGAAATATTTTCAAATTATTTTATAAATTATGTGCTTGATGTTTTGATGGCGTATACGACTAATATAGGTAGCGGAAATGTAGTCGACGCAGGCGATAATGTACTAGAGATGAATAAATATTTCAATGATGTTTATTTATATAATGTGGATATTTGGGGTTTGATGTCTATATTTTATCAGTATTTACTTAGTCCGTCGACAAAATTTAATATGTCAAACAACGAATACAAAACATTTACTGGTAAAATAATGGCGATTTTGGTAGAAAATATATTTACAAATGGAAATAAAATAATAGATAATGATAAACTGGTAAACAGTATACGAAGTGTTAATTCATATTTAAAAAGTATCGGAGAAAGGGGGAGTAAGCTCGGATTGTCATATATTAAAGATAAATTAAAGAGTAGTGGAATTAATGGAAATATTTTATTTTTCAAGTCAGTAGAAGATAGTATAAGATTAAGAAAAATCCAATTAAATGATAGAGATATCCGAGGTATAAGAAGAAGTGTAAAATTTGGAGGCAGATATACAGCGAGAGCGCGGGACACTAGAAGAAAACGCAGTTGAACAATTGCATATAACTAATGATATAACCAATGATATAACCAATGATATAACCAATGATATAACCAATGATATAACTAATGATATAACTAATGACTTATGACTAATGATCGATAATCAATAAATAAAATTAATATATATTCATTATATAACTAATTATATATAATGAAAATTGAATTTGTGATATTTATAATAACAGCAATATTGATAGCAAATACGTATTACGATGGTAAACTTGTGAAAATGTTGCATATGGTTAAAAATAGCAAATATTTGAAAATGGCTACATTTGGGTTTGCAGGGCTTTCATTATATTTATTTCTAAAAAAGAATCCGAATAATTCGAAAGAATTTCTTGGACACGCTAATCAATTAATAAAAACATTGCCTATGACTCGAGATTCGGCTAGCATGCTTGAACCTTTTTTTAATTTAACGAGTTCGAAATCTTTTACAGATTCAAGTGACGACGTGTATGTTAATTCGGGCGCTATGAATATGGGCGGCGGTGGCGGTGGTGCTGCTGGCCATACATCGCATATTAATCGTATGATGAATTCTGGAAGAGGGACGACGAAACGAAGTGTCAGCGAAACAAAGAAGAAATTTGTTGCAGCGAATCAGAACTGGATGTGTGGCGAATGTAAGATGCAACTGCCTGCTTGGTTCGAGGTAGATCACGTTATTGCTTTACATAATGGAGGTTCAAATGAACTTAGTAATCTGGTGGCATTATGTAGAAACTGTCACGGTAAGAAAACAGCGATGGACCGTTTAGATAAATTGTAACAATGATGATACAACAAACCAAAATAATATGATCGACCGCGAGAAGCGAAAAATGTTTACTCTCTTTGTAATATATTATATATATTAAATTATAATAGAATAATATATAAAACTACGATGGCTGGCTCATCTGAATTTATATCATCGGTAACACGATTTATTATATATATAGTAATGCTTGTATCATTAGTAATGTTGTTTACATCTGGTGGATTAGTCGCAGGGTATTCGATAGGTATTTTTTTAATTTTATGTATACTAACATTATGTAGTTTTAAAAACATAGGGAATTTAGAAATACTAAGTAGAGATGATAATATTTTAACATTTACTTGGTGTTTTCCTGTAATATTATTATTATTTTTTTCTAGGCAATACTTGTCCGACAAGGTTAGAGATATTACAGACCCACTTACTATAATATTAACAGGTTTATTGTTATTTAATTTTTCAATTTCGATGATAATAGAATTATTCGGTTTTATATTTATGAAAATTGTAGAGGTAGGTAATACGCTATTACCCTTTTTGATTGGATTAGTCTCGATAATCGCTATTATAGGTGTGGTATTTTTCTGGGATAAGATAAGTACACTTGTAAAAGTATTATCCGTTGTTGGTATTATTATTTTGGGTCTATTATTTTTTAATGGTCAGGATATTATAGCATATGTTTCTACAAATAAAATATCTTTGTCGATAAACCTTCTGGTTGTGGTTGCTTTTGCAATAGTGAATTATGTATTATATAAGTATACTGAAAATGGGTTAATGTCAAATGTATCTTTAATATTGTCGTTGCTCTTTGTGTTGAGGTGGTTATATTTATATGCCTTTAAGTTTTATGGCACGTCGGGTAGTAAGACGTTTACGGGTACAGTAGGTGATGCCCCAAAGAGTCATAATGAATTTTTGTCTTATTTGATGGATGTAAATTTTTACTGTGATACGATCAAGTCTTTTTTCACCGGTACAATAAAATATTTTTTCTTGGCGATATTTTTATTTTATGTTTGGTTTGTGTTTTATATTTATTACAAGAATCGTTTTGAATTTTTGACGACATATAAGACGCTATCATTACTTGGTTTTATTGCATTAGGGGTTATTATGTTATTATTGGTGGTATATAGTTTAGCGGGCGGCGTTCAAGGTGTAAAACAGGTTGGTCCTTACACAGCTTTAATTTCCAAGATTGTTTCGTACTTTTTAGGATTTGCAGTTGTCCTTGGATTGATAACATATGCTTTATCAAAGGTGCTTAAGATGCCTTCAACGACTGTTCAAATTATTAGTATTATAAACTTTTTATTGATGATGGGTCTTATTGCATTGATTCTTAGTATATTTAATTTCAATTTGTCGTCACCCAGTTTGATAATGTCTAGCGATACTGGTTTAGGATTTATATTCAGTTTCATTGTTAAACTCATTGTGTATATTCCTTGTTTGATAATAGATTGTTCAAATGTTATACTGGAGCAATTTAATTTAGCGAAGAAGGAGTACACGGTATTTGTTATATTGTTGATTGAAATAGCGCTTATAGCTAGTAAATTTCTTGTGCCGAAATTATTTGATGTAGTTGTTAATCACGATGGTGTTGTATTAACAGATAAGGTATATCCTTTAGAGGCAAAACGAAATGTAACAGTTTCCCCTAGTTTAATGAATATGTCTCAAAATACCAATTATGGATTTTCGAGTTGGATATATATTCATCCATCGCCACCGAATACAAATGAGGCATATATTGAAAATACAACATTAATAAATCTTGGTAATGTCCCTAATATACAATTTAATGCGCAAAAGAATTCTCTTATTTTCTCGGTAGATGTTGCAGACATTAATGGTGGAAGTAAAACAGTGGTTATCCCATCAAGCAATAGTGAAAAAGATATAATAATAAATTATTCGAAATGGAACCACGTTTTTGTTAATTTTATGGATGGTAATATTGATATATTTGTAAATGGCGACTTAGTTATGAGTTCTCCGAGTGTTATTCCTTATAAAAATCCGAATATGTTGATTATAGGTTCATCGCCTGGGATATACGGAGAGACTTGTAGTTTAGTATATTATAAGAATCCTCTTCTAGCACAGAATATAAAATTAATGTACGAAACAATGAAGAATTTTAATCCCCCGATTAGTCAAGCATAAACAATATCTACAAGAATCAATGTTTGTAATCGGTAAGTGATATCGGTAAGTGATATCGATAAGTGATATGGATAAATGATAATTATTAATGTATTAATAATAATAATTATTAAAATTATATTGTAATTAATTCGATATGTTATTTAGAAAATTTCTAGATGTATATTATAAATGGATTTAAAATTAATAATAGGTGTTGTAATTGTTGTAATAATTTTATATATAATTTGGAGTTATTTCTTCACATCAATACAAGTAATTATGTCATTTCAAAACGGAATCGAAAAGACCCAGTCTCAAGTTAGTGGTAAATCCGTGGCAAAAAGTGGTAAAAATAATTATTCGTTTTCTATGTGGGCATATGTATCTAACTGGAATATAAATTATGGTCAACAAAAGAATATTTTAGCGATATCATCAGAAAACCCTGCATCTGCCACTCCATATGTATTTCAACTGTCCTTAGATAATGTAAGAAATGATTTGATTATTAATGTTGATTACGATTATGGTTCTATTCCTTCTACAAGTGATAGTTCTGGTAACCCAGATCCGAATGCGCGATCATCATTTTGCAAAGTTTCTAACTTTCCCATACAATCGTGGGTAAACATAAGCGTTAGTGTATATAATCGCGCCGTTGATGTTTACATCGATGGAAAACTCGTAAAGACTTGCCCTCTCCCTAATGTTGCTTCTACTATCGGTGCCGGAAGCACTATATACATTGGAGGAGTTGCTTCTGGAGGAATTCCCGGCTTTGATGGGTATATTGCTAGCGTTATATACAACCCAGACGTTATTAGTCCACAAGATGCTTGGAATATATATGCTAGAGGATATAGCAATACAGGATTTGGATTTGGAAACTTGTTCCAGAGGTACAAATTACAATTTGCCTTCTTGAAGGATAATTCAGTCGTAAGTAGTCTAACTATTTAGAAAGATTGATATGATGCAAATGTATATATAATGTATATATGGATAAATACGTATATGTATATATGGATAAATACGTATATGTGGATAAATACGTATATGTATAAAATAATATCAATATTAATATTTTAATATTGATATTTAGGTGGTCTAATAAATGAGCAAAATAAAATAGCTAATAATTAAGCATTATATTAAACATTATATAAATATTTTATATCTAATATATAAATAATATATAATATATAATATTAATGACGGATATAGCACAAACACCTAAAATAGATGCTTCTCCTGCCGCGCCGGCTGCTGCTGCTGCTCCTGCCGCATCATTTGGCGATTTTTCATCAAAAAAAATGGTAGAGGGTTCATCAGACTTTTTAGAGTCAAATAGTTGGATAGCTAAGCTTGCTTTTTTATTAATGGTAATTATTGGATTTGTAATCTTATTTAGAGTTATGGTAGCATTACTTTCGTGGTTATTTGCTCCGAGCGGTAAAGTTGTTTTGATAAAGGGGTTGATGAACGGTTCGCAAAGTACTACTATATCTCAAGACCCCAATATTCAAAATTCTATAACCATTTTACGATCAAATGATGAAAAGGATGGTATAGAATTTACTTGGTCTACTTGGTTATATTTGAACGGATTTGCAGGTGATGCCGGTAAAAGACATCACGATGGGGGCGCCGATACATCAATCGCGCAAACATATGATACTAACTATAAACACGTATTTAACAAAGGTTCGACTATTAATAGTACTTCGAATGGATTAGCTATGCCTAATAACGCACCAGGGCTTTATTTGAGGTCTGATTATACTGGTTTTATTGTAGTTTTAGATACGTTTTATGAGCCTACTCAAGTTAAGGTGTCAATTGATGACTTACCTATGACAAAGTGGATTAATATAATTATTCGGGTTCAGAATACTAATTGTGATGTATACGTAAATGGTAGGTTAGTAAAGAGGCACGTGATGACGCAGGTTGTTAAACAGAATTATGATAATGTTAATGTTTGTTTAAATGGAGGGTTTAGTGGTTATTTGGCCGATTTGACATATTTTAATAGCGCAATTAGTGTAGTAGAAATTCAGAATATTATTTATGCGGGCCCCAACACTACACCTGTATCTAAGAGTTTAGATGTAGGTGAAACAGAACCTCGATACTTGGCGGATGCTTGGTATTTTAAT